GACTGCTACAGGCGCAGTAACACTGAACACTACTACTAACGCACAGTCATACACAACCACAGGTGCGGGAACCATTACGATCAGTTCGGGCACGGCTGGCACTATCAACAACATGTCTATCGGAGCAACCACTGCTCTTGCTGGTACATTTACGGATCTCGCCAGCACAGGTAATACAACGATTGGTAATGCTGATACCGACACTATTACAGAAAATGCGTCATACGTAACCGGAACGCAACTTAAGTCAGCAAAAGTAGCAACCAATACTTTAAACCTTGCCGCATACGATACAGACGGGTTGGCTTATACAAACTTGATTACGCTGACGGCCAGCACCACTCCTACTCTTGCACTGACTTCAACGGGTGTAGGCACGATCAACAATATGTCGATTGGTGCAACGACGGCCAGCACTGGTGCGTTCACCACGTTAAGCGCCAGCAGCACAGTCTCCGGCACAGGGTTCAGTACATACCTGGCCAGCCCTCCAGCGATCGGCGGTACAGCGGCTGCCGCCGGTGCGTTCACCACACTAAGCGCCAGCAGCACGGTCAGTGGCACAGGGTTCAGTACATACTTGGCCAGCCCTCCAGCGATCGGCGGCACAGCGGCTGCTGCCGGTTCGTTTACCACACTGAGCGCCAGCAGCACAGTCTCCGGCACAGGGTTCAGTACATACCTGGCCAGCCCTCCAGCGATCGGCGGCACAGCGGCTGCTGCCGGTTCGTTTACTACGCTGTCCGCGTCAAGCACAGTCTCCGGCACAGGGTTCAGTACATACCTGGCCAGCCCTCCAGCGATCGGCGGCACAGCGGCTGCTGCCGGTACGTTCACGTCACTGACGGCCACTACTGCAATTTTGCACAACACGACTACCAACAACCAGTCGTATACCACTACGGGCGCGGGCACGATCACCATCAGCTCTGGCACGACCGGCACGATCAATAACATGTCGATCGGTGCAACAACGGCCAGCACTGGTGCGTTCACCACACTGAGCGCCAGCAGCACAGTCTCCGGTACGGGGTTCAGTACATACCTGGCCAGCCCTCCAGCGATTGGCGGCACAGCGGCTGCTGCCGGTTCGTTTACCGCTCTGTCATACAGCACCACATTAACTGGCGGCACTGGTGTTATTACGATTGGTACAAATCAGTTTTATAAAGATGCAAATGGAAATATTGGACTTGGCAATACTAGCGTAACCGGTTTTTCTTTAAGAGTTTCAAAGACCATTACCGGGGCTGCTACAGCCGTTGCCATTCGGTCTGATGGTGTGGTGCAATCTGACGTTACTTCCGCAGCTTATCCTTTCCAATCAACGTCTGCTTTGGCAGCATCGGTAACGACCTCAAGCCTGTATCACTATTACGCAATTCCTGCCGCAGGAGGGGCAACTTCGACAATTACAAACCAAGCTGGATTCTTTGCCGAAAGCACTCTTGGCACTCAAGGTGCAGCTACCGTAACAAACGCTTACGGTTTCTACGGCAACCTTGCAAGCGGCACAAACCGTTACAACCTGTACATGGCGGGTACTGCTGATAACTACATTGCTGGTAGTGTTGGTATAGGTACTAGTTCGCCTAATTCAAAAATGTCTGTTGCTGTTTCAAGTACAAGCACTTCTGTTCTTGGTTCATATTCAAACATTCCTTTGCTTCTTCAAAACACGAGTAGCACTGACAACAATTGGAGTGTTATTGCTGTTCAAGATGCGTCAGGTGATTTTTCATCTTACATTGGCACACAAAACACAAGCCAAGCAAGCAATACGGCAATCATGGCGTTTGCTACAAATGGCGGTTCTGGTGCGACAGAACGTATGCGTATCGACTCCAGCGGTAACTTGCTGATCGGTACAACAACCAGTCCAGCAGGTAGCAAAGAGCTGGTCCTTGGCGGCGATTACATTGAAGGCGTGGTGGCCATCGGCAACTCAGGCACAGCCCAGACCATCTCCCTGGCCAACGGCACAGTGCAGACAGTCACCATGACCGGTAACTGTACGTTCACCATGCCAACCAACGTGGCTGGCAAATCGTTCATCTTGATCGTAAGCTCTGGCGCAGGCGGCTTTACAGGCACCTTCACCAGCGTGAAGTGGCCAAACAACGCAGCACCTACACTGACCACCACGGCAACCAGGTGGGACATCCTGACGTTTGTCGCCAACGGCACATCCTGGTACGGTAACTTCGCACAGGCATACGCATAATGTTCTCATCCAAGAATCAATTCCTAACAGGCGCTGGTGGCTACCAGATTCAGCGCAGTGTGCGCTTTCGGTCGAGCGCGACTGCTTACCTAACTAGAACTTATACAACCCCAACCAACAATAAAATATTTACATGGTCAGCCTGGATTAAACGTGGTTTGATAAGTTCCGCATCAGGCGGAACCACTTACTATCGACTGCTTTCGTCTAATACAAATACCGATGAAGCAATTAGATTTTCATCGGATGCACTTCAAGTATTTTTCAATGGCACGACCAGCGGAAACATTCAAACAACGCAACTTTTTCGTGATACGTCTGCTTGGTATCACGTTGTTGTGGCCGTTGATACCACACAGGCAACTGCCGCAAACCGTGTTTTGATTTATGTGAATGGCTTGCAAGTAACTGCGTTCTCTACTGCGTCATATCCCGCCCAGAATTACACAACCAGCCTTAATGCTGCTGGATCGGTATACACAAGCTGTGCCCAGTCGCTCATTGAATATTTTGACGGTTACATTGCTGAAAACAATTTTATTGATGGCCAACAATTAACGCCGTCATCGTTTGGCCAGACCGATCCAGTCACAGGCGTATGGCGACCTCTCAAGTACACAGGCACATACGGCACCAACGGCTTCTATTTGAACTTCAGCGACAACAGTGCATCTACCGCGACAACCATTGGCAAGGATTACTCGGGCAACGGCAACAACTGGACACCCAACAACATCAGCGTGACCGCTGGCGTGACTTACGACTCAATGCTGGACTCGCCTACACCTTATGCCGATGGTGGTAATGGTCGTGGCAACTACCCTGTTTGGAATTCGCTTACTGCTGGTGGCTTGGTCACGTTTTCAGAGGCAAATTTGAAGGCGTTATCTACAAGCGCCGCCGCCCCATACAACATTGAAACAACCATGAAAACCACAACAGGTAAGTGGTATGCGGAAGTAACAATAGCGGCTGGCGCATCAAACCCCTTGGTAGGAATTGGAAACAACCCAGCAACATCTGCCTCAAATACAGACCAGTATGCGTGCTATCGAACCAACGCAACATACGCCACAGCCAGCATGGGTGCATCCTCGTCAGGTACACCAGCCACGTTTACCACTGGTGATGTGATTGGTATTGCTTTTGATGCAGACGCAGGAACATTGGTGTTCTACAAAAACGGCACATTGCAAAGCGGTGGATTCACAGGAATAACTGCTGGCAACTATTCTTTTGTTGTTCGCAAGGACTCTGCAAGTGGAGATGGCGGTTATTTGAATTGTGGTCAACGCCCATTCACCTACACACCACCCACGGGCTTTATTGCACTGAACACGCAGAACCTGCCAACGCCAGCTATTAGCAATGGACTAAAACACTTTAATACTGGGCTGTGGGCCGGCACCGGAGCGGCGCAAAACATTACTCTTAATCCTTTTCAACCTGATTTTATTTGGCTAAAAGCAAGAAGCACCGCGTCGTATGGCCACTATTTAACTGATGCAGTTCGTGGGGTAACAAAGTATGTAAGCAGCCATGACTCATCTGTCGAAGCCACGGCTACCGATCTTGTCACCGCAATAACAACCGACGGGTTCACGCTCGGTACGTCGGTTGTGGGTAATGCTTCTGGGCAAACCTATGCTGGATGGCTTTGGAATGCTGGCGGCTCAACTGTAACCAACACCACTGGTTCAATCTCAGCACAGGTAAGGGCAAATGCTACTGCTGGATTTAGCATAGTGACCTACACAGGTACAGGTGCAAACGCTACCGTTGGTCATGGTTTGGGTGTTGCACCAAAAATGATTTTTATAAAAAATCGGTCATCCGTTCAGGATTGGCTTGTTTACAATTCGATCATTGGCGCAACAAATTACTTGTCATTAAATTTAACAATTGCTTCTACAGTGGGGTCAACCCCTTGGAACAATACAGCACCAACATCTAGTGTATTTTCTTTAGGTACTGCTGCACAAGTTAATTTAAATACAAGTTCTTTTGTGGCTTATTGTTTTTCAGAAGTAGCTGGCTATTCCAAGTTTGGCAGCTACACAGGAACCAACGCGGCTGATGGGCCTTTTGTTTATTTTGGGTTTAGACCAAAATTTATTCTAATAAAACGTACCGATGCCGTGGAAAACTGGACCATTTGGGATACCTCCAGAAACACGTATAACGCAACTACTACTGAGTTGTACCCAAATTTAGCAATAGCCGAGGCTAATGGTGGGGGTCTTGCGTTTTTGTCCAATGGGATGAAAGTGACGTCAGTAGCGGGAACAAACTACAACACCAATGGCGCAACCTACATCTATATGGCCTTTGCCGAAAACCCATTTAAATATTCACTTGCGAGGTAACACATGTTTTTACTCAACGGCAACCCACTACCAGTCGACACATCCTTTGAGATTGACGGTACTCAGTACCCATCCAACTGGTTGCGCCTGACATCCATCGAAGAAAAGAACGCTGTCGGCATCACCGAGGTCGCAGACCCTGAACATTACGATGACCGATTCTACTGGGGCGTTGACAACCCCAAGCAACTGAACGACATCACGGTCACGCCGGAACAAGGCGAACCGTATACACAGCATGGGCTTAAATACCAATGGACCGCTCAGGTTAAAGACACCACCAACAAGCTCTTGGCCGCAACTGACTGGATGTACATCCGCAAGTTGGAACGTAACGTGGACGTGCCTGCGGCTGCGGTGACATACCGTGCGGCAGTCATCACCGAATGCACCAGGTTGATCGCAAGCATCGATGCTGCCACCGACGTACCTGGCTTGATCACCACCGTTACAACACAGACTTGGCCTGAAAGTGCTTAATGGAAAACAACCTTGAAAAAGACTTTGCCGTGCATGAAGCAATTTGCGCTCAACGCTATCAAGCCATTGAAGCAAAACTGGAAGCCGGTAAGCAGCGCATGAAGATGATAGAGATTCAACTCTACATCGTGATTGCAGCCGTCTTGTTTGGTCCAGGGGTCGCTGCCGACATCGTGAAGAAGTTGTTGGGGCTGTAACGATGTGGACCCCATATCGCTGTGCCTCCTTGCCGCCGGGCTAGTTAAGCAAATCCAGGCTGGGTGCGACCTGTACCGTGAGGCAAAAACCCAGTTCATCCAGGTAAAGAAAACAGCAGACGAGGTCATAGCGATCGGTAAAGAAGCCCAGGGTTTCTTTGCCAAGCTGGTGCAGTTCTTCAATCCGGCACCGGCAAAGGCTGCAAGTCCTGCTGCGGGCAAGCCCGCAGCAAAGAAAAAAGAAAAGCTCGTCGACGTCGACGAGCAGCAGATTTTGAACGACGTCGTGGCCAGGCTCATCGAGTTCTTCCACATCCAGGAGCAGCTCGCGGCTCACATACGCGAGGAAGAGGAAAAGTCTCGTACCGTGTACGACCCAAGCGCCAACCTCATGGAAGCGGCGATCAAGCGGGTCAGGGCGCAAGACCAGATGGATCAGCTGGTCATCACCATCAGAGAGGCGATGACCTGGAACGCTCCGCCGGAACTTGGTGCCCTGTACAGCAAAGTGTTCGAAATGCGAGAGATTGTTGGTGCTGAACAAGAAGCTGCCAGGCTGGCGCAAGAATCAATTGCGAAAAGGAAAAGATGGCAACGTCGGCAAAGAGAGGCGGACCTCAACCTAAAAATCGGAGCCAGCCTCCTGACTTTGGCTCTTATCGTATACCTGTGGATGTGGCTCCTGTGGCTCAAACAAGCGAGGATACTTTGATGGGTGTACTAGGTTGGATTCTTGCCGTAATTCTCGTAGCGTTCCTACTGCCCTTGCTCGCGTTCCTGTACCTGGACATCCTTGAAGTGAAACACGAAAGCAAGGTCCAGCTGGAGCAGGTCCAGAAGCTCAGACGCGAAATTGAAAAACAACAACGCGACAATCGAAAGCCAGTTGAGTTTTCTGACAACCCACTGTTTGACCGAAGGAGTAAACGTGAACATTTTTGAGATATGGATTTTGTCGGTTATGTTGGTGCTGGCAACTGGATGCGAAGAGCGTTTTCGCTACCCATGCCAGGACCCCAAGAACTGGGCACTTGCTGAATGCAAACCCCCTATTTGCACAGCCACCGGCACCTGCCCCGAACAACTCACTAAACCTGAACAGGAGAAGAAGTAATGCCAACAGTCGTAATGAATTCAAAACAACGCCTGAGTGTTGAAGAGATCGAAGTCCGAGTCTGGGCGTTCGTGATCACGGCCTTGATGCTGATTCTTTTAGGTTCGGTGGCCATGTTCCTCTACAGCGTCAGCTTCGTAACCCAACCCATGGCTGGTATGGCACCCATTGACAAGGTGTACACGCAACAGATCAGCACGATCATGGTGTTCATCACCGGAGTGCTGGGTGGTGTTGCCGGGCGCTCAGGCTCTAAAGCGGTGGCCAATGCCATTGCCAAGGCCGAGGCAAACGACAACGACGAGCCGCCTAAGCCATGAGTATCTTTAACCCCTGGGTGCTGCTAGGCATCATCACCGCCGTTCTCACCAGTTTTGGTGGCGGCTATTACAAAGGAAAACATGATGAATCAAATCGCAATCAAATTGAAGTTGCTCGTCTCAATGCTGAAGCTCGACAGACTGAGCAGCGCATGGGCGAAGTTGCTCGAACGTATTCGGAAAACTTGAGGAAGTCTCAAAATGTTGCAAAAACTAAAGAGACAAAGCTGCGTGCTGATATTGCCACTGGCAATTTGCGCCTGTCAATCCCCACCCAAGGTAGCGTATGCCCCTCCTCAGATACCGCCTCTGCCACTGGAAGTAACAGCGGAGAAGCAGGAGCCGAACCTGGTGGATCG